GAAGGGCGTGAACTGTTCAAAAAGAACCAGATCATGTTCACGACAGCTGAACACCTGGCGAAGGAAGTTCACAAAGACCACATTGTCACGGACGCATGGGATGACGTGATTAAGGACTGGCTAAACACCGAAGACGCGCTGACTGGTCAGAAGCCTGCTGATCAGTACGGCATTAATCTGCAGGAAGTGTTGACAGATGCACTACGTTTTGACGCCAAGTCGATCAACCGGCGCGAGGAATTGCGTGCTGCGTCGGTACTTCGCCGGCTTGGGTATGAGAAAGTTGATGCAAGATTGAACGGTTCTGTGCGCAAAATTTGGCGGAAAGCGTGAACGTGCAAAATTTTGCACAAATGTGTTGCCCTTTGTTGCCCATGCAAAAAATTACATGGGCAACAAATTAAAAAATAAAGTCGTTTAAAATCAATGACTTATAAATTTTGTTGCCCTGTTGCCCTTGTTGCCCTTCTTTTCCTATAAGTGGTGGTATAAGTGACTAAAAGGGGGGATATTTCCTTTAATAAGAAAACACGGGCAACGTAGGGCAACAAGGGCAACACGTAAAATTTTGCACGTTAAACGTGTGATTTATTGCGAATTGAGCGTCGCCGCGCTCAACCGGTGTGTGAATGCGCGGAATTTTGCAGATTACTTTTTGGAGTGTTTTGAACACGCAAAATTTTACTTATTCGTGGGGTGTGACATGAAAAAGCGAATTGTTGCAATCAATGAGCGCGGACTGCGCGTCGGTGAAGATCATCAGAATGCGAAGCTGACTGACCAGGATGTTGAGTGCATCAGAGAACTGAACCGTCAGGGGATTGGATATGGCGCGTTGGCTGAAAAATTTGAAGTTAGCAAATCGCTAATCGCAAAGATCTGCACTTATCAGCGTCGGGCAGAGACAGCGACGAACTACAAGACGGTGTACGTACTGGCGTGAGAGTTGTGCAAAATAGGTTGTATGAAACTTACACCAGAAAAATTAGCGGCGTTTTGTGCAGCTTTGGCAGAGACAGGGATTGTCGCCAGAGCGTGCAAAGCCATTGATGTTTCACGGTACACAGCCTACAAATGGCGTGACGCCGATCCGGACTTTGCTGCGTCGTGGGACAAGGCATTGAAGATTGGCGTCACCGCACTGGAAGACGAAGCGCACCGTCGTGCGTTTGAAGGTACTGACGAACCCGTTTTCCATCAGGGTGTGACTTGCGGATCTGTGCGCAAGTACAGCGACACCCTTGCGATATTCCTTCTCAAAGCCCATTCACCGGAAAAGTACCGCGAGAACTCGCGTGTTGAGCTTGCCGGCAATCTGAACGTGAATCAGATGAGTGAGGATGAGATACGCGCAGAACTTGCGGCACTTGGCGTTGCGGGTGTAACTGCGCCAGCTGTTGAAAGTTCTGACGATGACTTCTCAGACCTTATCTGACCGGGCAAAGCTTGAACGTGCGCTGGCGCTGGCGCGTGAACTGAAGCGACGCAATCTTTGGAAACCATTACCCGGACCACAATTGCAAGCCTATCAGACTGAAGCGGACATCACTGGCTTCGGCGGTGCTGCGGGTGGTGGTAAAACTGATCTGGCTTGCGGCCTTTCCCTTACCGCTCACGAAAAGACAGCTGTGTTCCGTCAGAACGGTACAGAGCTTACCGGCGTTATTGATCGTCTTACCGGCTTGCTTGGTGGTCGTGACGGGTTCAATGGTGCAGACAAAATCTGGCGCGTCGTCACACCGGACGGCAAAGCGCGACAGATCGAACTTGGTTCTTTCCCGAACGTCGGTGATGAAATCAAATATCAGGGTCGTCCGCACGACCTTTTGGTTTTTGACGAAGCTGCCAACATGCGTGAGGCTGCAGTTCGCTTCCTGATGGGCTGGCTGCGTACCACAACACCTGGCCAACGCTGCCGTGCGCTGATGACATTTAACCCGCCAACGACAGCGGAAGGGCGCTGGATTATCAAGTTCTTTGCTCCGTGGTTGGACAAAAAGCATCCACGACCAGCAAAGCCGGGTGAGTTGCGCTACTTTGCGACGAACCCAGAAACCGGCGAAGACATGGAAGTTCCGGACAAACGCGCTTTTGTGCTGGTCAATGGACAGCGTGTGTACGAATTCGATCCGGACGACCACATGCCGACAGACATCATTCGCCCGATGTCCAGAACCTTTATCCCGTCGCGGGTTAGCGATAACCCTTACCTGATGGGGACCGGATACGTGAGTACATTGCAATCATTGCCAGAACCATTGCGAAGCCAGATGCTGAAAGGTGATTTCAACGCTGGCATCAAAGACGATCCATGGCAGGTGATCCCGACAGCATGGGTCGATGAAGCTATGCTGCGATGGGAAAAGCCACACCGCAAGCCGCCGATGGATTCGATGGGCGTTGACGTTGCGCGTGGCGGTAGCGACAACACCATCATTGCGCGGCGCCATGGTATGTGGTTTGACGAACCGCTGACCTACGCCGGCAAAGAAACACCGGACGGCCCGTCTGTTGCCGGGCTTGTCGTCGGTGCGTTGCGCGATGGTGCACCTATTCACATTGACGTTATCGGTGTTGGTGCAAGCCCGTATGACTTCCTGAACACGGCAAAGCAGCATGTAATTGGCGTCAATGTTGCTGAGTCCGCCACACGTACCGACAAATCCGGACGACTCCGGTTCGCCAATCTGCGCAGTCAGTTGTACTGGATGATGCGCGAAGCACTCGACCCGGCAAACAACACCGGCATTGCGTTGCCGCCAGAACCGCAACTACTTGCCGATTTAACTGCGCCAAAATGGGAACTGCAAGGTTCAACGATTCGTGTTGAAAGTCGCGAGGAAATCATCAAGCGCATCGGCAGGTCACCGGACTGGGCGTCAGCTTACATACTCGCGCTGATTGAAACTCCGACCATGCGCCAGGTGCAAGACATCAAAAACGCGCACAGACACGTTCACGACCCGCTTGATCAGCTTGACCGCGAACGCAACTACCGGCGCGAACATAACCCTTACTGACGGTGTACGTACTGCGCACGATCTGGGCGAAACTGCGCAGTATGAACCTGACTATCAAACACTCAACCGTTGACGACATGCTGGCGCACGCCGGCAGTCTGTTCGACGCACACTGGCAAGAGATTGCACTGAACAAGCAAGTCATGGTGTTGAAGCCTGACGCTGAACGCTATCGTGCAATGGAATCTGCCGGTGCTTTGCTGATCCTGTCGGCATACGACGGTGATGAACTGGTCGGGTACTCGGTCAACTTTGTGACCAACCATTTGCACTATGCGGATCTGCGCGTCTGTTCCAATGACCTGCTATTCATCACACCTGAATACAGGCAGGGCGGCGCAGGGCTGCGCCTTATGCGTGCAACCGAGAACGCTGCCAAAGAGTGCGGCGCACGCATGATGTTGTGGCACGCGAAGCCGGATACCGCATTGCAGATGATTCTGCCGCGTATGGGTTACGGCGTGCAGGACATTATCTATTCGACCGAACTGGGGTGACTTATGGGCATTACCGCCGCTATTGCTGCCGCTGTCGGCACAGGATATTCGATTTACGCCGGTGAGCGTGCAGCCAGTCAGCAGCAGGAAGCTTCAGCGCAGGCCGCAAAGAATGCGCAGCAAACTGCTGATCAGGCTGATCAGGCAATGAACCGCGCCAATCAGAAAAAGCCAAACGTTGCCGGTATGTTGTCAGCCAATCAGCAATCCGCGAAGTCCGGCGTGTCCGGCACGATGTTGACCGGTCCGTCTGGTGTCAATCCTGTCGATCTGACTCTTGGTAAGAACACGTTGCTGGGCGGGTAAGTATGAGCGAATACACATCGGACGCCGGTTCGTACAAAGGTGCGCCAGACCGCGAAAAGGTTTATACGCGCTGGGGTCAGTTAAAGACCGAGCGTGCGAGCTGGTGGGCGCACTGGCAGGAAATCAGCAGTTACTTGCTGCCGCGTTCGGGTCGTTACTTCATACAGGATCGGGACAAGGGCTGGCGTCGTCATAACGCAATTTACGACTCGACCGGTACACGCGCACTGCGCACGCTGGCTGCGGGAATGATGGCTGGCATGACAAGCCCGGCGCGTCCGTGGTTTCGTCTGACCACTTCTGATCCTGAGCTTGCCAAGTACGCACCGGTCAAAACCTGGCTGAATGACTGCACTCGGTTGATGCTGGACATCTTCAATAAGTCCAACACGTACCGTGCATTGCATTCAATGTACGAAGAACTTGGTGCATTCGGCACGTCAGCATCGATCATTTTGCCGGACTATCAGAACGTCATTCATCACTATCCACTGACCACCGGCGAATACTGCATTGCGTCGGACTTCCAGGGTAACGTGAACACGCTTTACCGCGAGTTTCAGATTCCGGTGCATTCGCTGGTTCAGGAATTCGGCATTGAAAACGTATCGAAAAACGTAAAAAATTTGTACGACCGTGGAACGTTGGACGCATGGATCACTGTTGTTCACGCCATTGAACCGCGTGGTGATCGTGACCCGACCAAGTACGACGCGAAAAATATGGCTTGGCGCAGCTGCTACTTTGAACTGAATGGTGAAAAAGGTAAGTTTCTGCGCGAATCTGGCTTCAGACATTTTCCTGCTGTCGTGCCGCGCTGGGCTACTGCCGGCGGCGACATCTACGGCAACAGCCCTGGTATGGAAGCTTTGGGTGATATTAAGCAGCTGCAACATGAGCAATTGCGTAAGGCTCAGGGTATCGACTACATGACAAAGCCGCCGCTGCAGGTTCCAACGTCAATGAAGAACCGCGATGTTGAAACACTGCCGGGCGGCGTGTCGTTCGTGGACGCTTCCAATCCACACGGCGGCATTCGCACGGCGTTTGAAGTCAATCTGAATCTGCAGTATCTGCTGAACGACATTCAGGACGTGCGTCAGCGCATTGACGGGACGTTCTACGCCGACCTGTTCCTGATGCTGTCCAACCAGACAGACACACGGATGACGGCAACGGAAGTTGCTGAACGGCATGAAGAAAAGCTGTTGATGTTGGGGCCGGTGCTGGAACGTTTGCACAACGAATTGCTTGATCCGTTGATTGAACAGACGTTTGCCAGAATGATGGAATCCGGCGTGCTGCCACCGCCACCGGAAGAACTGCAGGGTCAGGCGTTGAATGTCGAGTTCGTGTCTATGCTGGCTCAGGCACAGCGTGCTGTGGGTACGAATTCGATTGACCGCTTTGTGATGAATCTTGGTGCTGTGGCTCAGGTCAAGCCTGAAGTTCTGGACAAGTTCGACTCAGACAAATGGGCGGAAATCTATTCCGACATTCTTGGCGTCGATCCGCAACTGATCATACCTGACGACAAAGTTGCGTTGATTCGTCAGCAGCGCCAGCAAGCGGCGCAAGCACAGCAACAAATGGCGATGTTGCAGCAGGGCGCGGATACCGCGAAAAACCTTGCTGCAGCGAAAACAGATCAACCAAGTGCGCTGACTGACATCACACGCCAGTTCAGCGGTTACACCTGATAGGGAGGCGACATGCCATTTCCATTTAATGACGTAACGAATGACTACACGCCGATCAACGATCTGGTCACAGTCACACCAAACGACAGCACTGATCTTCCTGGCGGTGTGTCGCGTGGTTTTATCTGCACCGTAGCCGGTAATCTGGTGTTTGATACCGCACGTGGTACGACAGTGACGATTGCGATTCCAGCGACAGCCACCGGCATTGTGCAGTACATCCGCATGAAACGTGTTCGCACTACCAGCACGGCAACTGTGCTGGCTTGCTACTGATTGGAGTTTGATATGTCTATGGTTGATATGAAAACGGGCGACGGTGACGATTATAATCCTTACGGTTACGGTCTGTGCATCAGCCTGACGGAAGATCAGGTCGAAGCGTTGGGTCTGAAAGACAACCCACCAAAGCCGGGTTCGACTGTTACGATCCGCGCCATTGCGCAAGTCACCAGTGTGACGCAGGACGCGGACATTGATCAGGACGGCGACGGCATTGATACGACCATGCGAATGCAGATCACCGCGATGGAAGTGACGACCGGTCAAACATCACCGACAAGTTCTTCCGCATCGTTGTTGTACCCGTCTGATTGATGGGTGTACGTACCGAAACAATGGCGCGATAAAGTTGCAACATGAAAGATCAAGATCCTTTAAACATTCACGACCAAGACCGCGCACGCGAAGATAAACAGCTGCGCACAAAGCTTGAGCGCGAAACAGAAGAATCTGATCTGAAGTGGTTAATGGGTACTCGACGGGGACGCCGTATCGTATGGCGTCAACTGGAACGGGCAGGTGTGTTCCGGTCCACGTTCAACACCAACGCAATGCAGATGGCATTTAGCGAAGGTAACAGGAACGCTGGGCTTTACACGCTGGCGCAGATCCACACGTTATGCCCTGAACTTTACACAACGATGGTTCGTGAAGCCACGGAGAAACAAGCAAATGACAACTGACACGATGATGACGGATACGGCTACAAATACCAGCGAAAGCCAAGCCGCATCGACAGCGACACCTGCAACTGAGCCAGCGACGCAACAAGCAGCGCCAGCAAACGCGCAGACTGACGCAACACAGCAGCAAGCGAATCAGCAGCAAACTGCGGAACCGGGCAACACCGAAACCGCAGCAGATAACGCCAACCAGGACAAACCGGCTGAGAAAGTCGGCGCACCTGAAAAGTACGAATTCAAAGCTGCCGAAGGGCAGAAGTTTGACGACGCTGTTCTTGAACAGTTTTCGGAAGTTGCGCGTGAACTGGACTTGCCGCAAGACGCTGCGCAAAAGGTTCTCGACAAAATGGCCCCGGTGCTGCAAGCCCGTCAAGCCGAAGCTGTCGAGAAAATGCGAACTGAATGGGCTGACACAGCCAAGACTGACAGAGAGTTCGGCGGAGAAAAGCTGAACGAAAATCTGTCGGTGGCGAAAAAGGCACTGGATCAGTTCGCAACTCCGGAACTGCGCACGCTGCTGAACGAAACTGGTTTGGGAAATCATCCGGAAGTGATCCGTATGTTCTACCGCGCCGGTAAAGCAATTAGCGAAGATCGTTTCGTTGGTGGCTCTGCTACTACGGCAGGTGGTTCCCGCGATCCGGCAAAAGCTTTGTATCCATCACAATAATCGTTAAGGAGCCTTAATTATGGCGATTCTGTCCACTGGCGCACTGACCCTTGCAGACTGGGCAAAACGACTCGACCCTGACGGTCGTGTTCCTGTTGTTGCCGAACTGCTGTCTCAGTCGAATGAAGTTCTGGAAGATGCGGTCTTCATGGAAGGCAATCTGCCGACCGGTCACCGCGTTGTTATTCGTACCGGTCTGCCGACCGTGTACTGGCGTGCAATCAATCAGGGTATTCCAACTTCTAAATCTACTACCGCACAGGTCGATGAAGCCTGCGGTATGTTGGAAGCGTACTCTGAAGTTGATAAGGATCTGGCTGAACTGAACGGTAATACCGCGCAATTCCGCTTGTCCGAAGACAGTGCATTCCTAGAAGCCATGAATCAAACGATGGCATCCACTCTGTTTTACGGCAACCCGGCATCCGACCCTAAACAATTCCTCGGTCTGGCGACACGTTATTCCAGCACCAGTGCGGGTAATGGTCAGAACATTCTGAAAGGTGGTGGTTCGGGTTCTGCGAACACGTCCATCTATCTGGTTGTCTGGGGTGAAAACTCTGTTTTCTGCCCATTCCCGAAAGGTTCCAAAGCCGGTCTGATCCATGAAGACCTCGGTCTGAATACCGTCTGGGATAGCAACCAAGCGCGTTATCAGGCTTACCGTACCCACTATCAGTGGAAAAATGGTCTGGTTGTTAAAGATTGGCGCTATGTTGTTCGTATTGCGAACATCGACACGACCATCACAAACAACAACTTGGCAGCGGATCTGATTGCGCTGATGTCGCGTGCGCTGGATCGTATCCCGAATCTGGCAATGGGTCGCCCTGTGTTCTACATGAACCGCACGGTTTATTCCATCTTGCGTCTGCAAGCATTGAACAAATCGAACTACGCCCTGTCCGTTGAAAAAGGTCTGACCCAGTTCGGTACTGCCGCAAGCTGGCTGTCCTTCAACGGTGTGCCGCTGCGTCGTGTTGATCAGCTGCTGAACACTGAATCTACCGTTTCTTAATGGGAGCCTGATTATGATTCTCGACAATTTTCTGAACTTTTCGGGTTCCTGGTCTAACGGCACATGGACTCCGCAGACTGTTACCGGTACAGGTAGCGTCATCAGTACCAACGTGCTGGACGTCAACCCGACGACCACTGGTGTAGGTGCAAACCAGCCATTTGATCTGGGTGCTGGTGAAAAGCTGGATATTGCTTTCGGTATCGCTACAGCGTTCGCCGGTGCAACTTCGGTTGAATTCCAGCTGGTCAGTGCTGACGACTCAGCCATCAGCACCAACGTTCAGGTTCTGTGTTCTACCGGAGAAGTTCCGATTGCGTCGCTGACTGCGGGTAAACAGTTCGCGCTGAACGTTGATCGTTCTGCACCGTACAACGCACGGCGTTATGTCGCGGTTCGTTATGTGATCACCGGTACTGGCACTACTGGCGCGGTTATCGCCAACATGGTCAAAAACTACGGCGACGCACAAAACAATCTGTACAAATCTGGTTTCACTGTTCTGTGATGACGGGGTGACGACATGGCTAAATATCGTGTTCTTCAAACGTCATTCATCGACAATAAACTGGTGCATGAAGGTGAAATCATCGAATATGACGGTGACGCGGGTCACAATCTGGAACTGATTGAACCGGAAAAGAAAGTTGGTTCTAAGAAACGGAATGACGACGCGCCACCGGCGGAAGGTGATCTGGTTTAAGCGGGTGTCTCTCTGGTGAAGCCTTAGAGGGGGTCAAGGGCAACCGCGACCCCCTTTCTTTTTGGGTGACTTATGGCAAGCGAAGTTGATATTTGTAATCTGGCACTGGGTCATCTTGGTGATGTCGCCACTGTAGCCAGCCTCGACCCGCCTGAAGGATCTGCACAGGCAGAACATTGCGCACGGTTCTATCCGATTGCGCGGGACTCATTACTTGAAATGCACACATGGGGTTTTGCGACGAAGCGCATTCAGCTGGCGCAGCTTGGTAGTGGTTGGCCAGAATGGACTTACAGCTACGCGCAGCCAAGTGACGCGCTGAATATCATTGCAGTATTGCCGCCAGACGCGACGGACGATTACAGCGTGCCGGCGATGTCATGGGGTCAATACGGCACAGGTTTGCCAATTTCTGCCGGGGGTTCATACGTACCGCAAGCGTTTTCTTGCGAAGTGGATGGTGACGGCAATGAAGTGATCCTGACAGATCAAGTCAATGCCGTTCTTCGTTACAGTGCGAAAGTCACGGACACCACTTCGTTTTCACCGCTGTTCACTGTTGCATTAACCTGGCACTTAGCCTCAATGTTGGCTGGTCCAATGATCAAAGGTGATGCGGGCGCGGCAGAAGCGAAGCGTTGTCAGATGATGATGGAATCGTGGTTAAGTAAAGCGAAAGAATCCGACGCCAATCAGCGGCGCGTCAATCCGCAACACATGGTCAACTGGATTTCGGGGCGTTGATATGGCGAACGTAAAGATTGCACAACGCTCATTCAACGGCGGGGAAGTGACGCCGGAATTTTACGGACGCATTGATGACGCGAAGTATCAATCCGGCGCGGCGTTGATGCGCAACTTTATCGCATTACCGCACGGACCTGCAGCAAACCGCCCCGGCTTTGCGTTTGTGCGTGAAGTTAAAACGTCAGCCAAGCGCACGCGATTAATTCCGTTTTCGTACTCTGTTGACCAAACGCTGGTCATTGAAGTCGGGGAAGGTTACTTCCGTTTTCACACACAGGGTGCGACCGTAATGAACGGTGCTGTGCCGTATGAATTGTCAAACCCGTATGTTGAAGCGGATTTGTTCGATATTCACTATGTACAGTCCGCCGACGTGCTGACGTTAGTGCATCCTAACTATCCACCAAAAGAACTGAAAAGACTGGGGGTAATAAACTGGACTCTGACCGATATTGTGTTCACGCCTTCGATCGCTGCACCAGGTGGTGTGACAGCGACGGCAACGACCGCAGCCAGCCCAAGTAACACGCAGTTTTATTATTACGTGGTAACCGCAGTTGGTGACAACACAGCCGGCGAATCGTTCGCGTCATTTAGCGCACAGACGAACATTCAGAACAATCTGTTTCAGTCAGGTGCGTATAACACCGTCACATGGTCAGCGGTGACTGGCGCTGTACGGTACAACGTCTATAAACAGTCAAACGGTTTATTCGGTTACATCGGACAGACTGACGGGCTGACATTTAAGGACGACAACATCACGGCGGATGTCAGCAAGACGCCACCGCAGTACACCAGTCCGTTCGGTGGGGCAGGGGATTACCCCAGCGCAGTCAGTTACTTTGAACAGCGCCGATGCTTTGCTGGTACGACAAACAAGCCACAAACGCTGTGGATGACGCGCACCGGCACTGAATCAAATATGTCGTATTCGTTGCCGACACGCGACGACGATTCGATCAACGTTCGTGTTGCTGCGCGTGAAGCGAACGCCATCAAGCACATCGTCCCGTTGCAGAACCTGGTGTTGTTGACCAACGCGGCAGAATGGCGCGTCACGTCGGTGAACTCTGACGCCATCACACCAAGTAGCATCAGCGTGAAGCCGCAGTCGTATATCGGTGCGAACAACGTCCAGCCTGTGATCGTCAACAACAATCTACTGTATTCCGCAGCACGCGGCGGTCACGTCCGGGAACTGGCTTATGCGTGGCAAGCAAACGGATACATTACCGGCGACTTGTCGCTGCGTGCGCCGCACTTGTTTGATGGTCTGACTGTAACTGATATGGCATATGCGAAAAGCCCGCAACCGGTGTGCTGGTTCGTCAGCAGCAACGGCAAGCTTCTCGGTCTAACATACGTACCTGAACAACAGATCGGGGCTTGGCATCAGCACGACACTGACGGGCTGTTTGAATCCATTGCGGTTGTTGCTGAAGGGAATGAGGATGCGCTTTACGCAATCGTGAACCGGACGATTAACGGTACACAGAAACGCTACGTTGAACGTATGGCTTCACGTTTGTTCGCAACGCCAGCGGACGCATTTTTTGTTGATTCCGGTTCGACGTACAACGGCGCACCGGCGACATCAATCAGCGGACTTTCGTACCTTGAAGGTAAGACCGTCAACATTCTGGCTGACGGCGCGGTACATCCACAGCGCGTGGTGAACAATGGTGCGATCACACTGGATCAGGCTGCAAGCAAAGTGCAAATCGGTTTGCCGATCACTGCCGACTTGCAGACACTTCCGGCAGCAATGCAGGTTGATGGTGCGTATGGTCAAGGTCGGTATAAGAACGTGAACAAGGTTTGGCTGCGTGTTTATAAGTCGTCCGGCATCTTTGTCGGTCCGTCAAGCAGCAAACTGACGGAAGCAAAGCAACGAACGACTGAACCATACGGTTCGCCACCGGCATTGAAAAGTGAGGAAATACAGGTCGTGATACAACCATCATGGGGTGACTCTGGTCAGATATACATTCGGCAATCAGATCCGTTGCCGCTGGATATCGTATCGATCACAATGGAAGTCGCGCTTGGCGGATAATTTGTACAAATACGCCTTGTAATTTACAACCTTGCGGTTTATAATTTGTTCTTGTGTTGTGTATAGCGCAGTGATGATGCGCAAACAGATGTAAAAGAAACCCGAATATATGCGGGTCATGTTTTGGTGTAGGGCGTGAAAACTAACCCCACGGATACTGAGTAAACCAAAAGCTGGAATCATCCCCAGTCACTACACAAAAAATTCAAATTAAAAACCGACCGGAAGATACGCCGGAAGCTGGAACCCGTAACCAGATATGAACCCAGCCAACCGGCTGGGTTTTTCATTTTAGGGTGTACGTTCTGTCAGTAAAACAGTGCATTCTGTTGGTAAAACGAAAGGGTGTAACTATGGGCTTTTCATCCAGCCAGATGGCATCAGCGGCATTGTCTGCGCAGATCGGAGGCGGTCTGATGGGTGCTGTCGGCAATTACTATTCCGCACGCGGCGCACAGGTATCGCTGGAAGCGCAGGCACGCTCTGATGACATCAATGCGAAGATCGCGGAACAGGCTGCACAGAATGCGTTGTCCGCTGGTCAGCGTGAAGAACAGACATCCCGGCTGAAAGCGGCACAACTCAAAAGCACGCAGCGCGTGGCGTTTGCGGCAAACGGTCTGGATCTGGGTTCAGACACAGCGACGAACGTTCTGACTAGTACCGACACGCTGGCTGAGATTGACGCTGACACGATTGCGGCAAACGCAGTGCGCAATGCCTGGGGTTATCGCACACAAGCCACAAACTACAAAAACGATGCGCTGATGAAACGCGCCACGTCCGGCGGTATCAACCCGCTGGCGTCGGCCGCGACATCGTTGCTTGGTAGCGCAAGTTCTGTTGCCGGTCAGTGGTATTCGATGAACAAGTCTGGTGCACTGGATGAACTGAAAGCGAATATGACTGACGACCCTATCTATACGCTCGGTAAAAAACGCGGTTGGTTTAAGGAATAAGTATGCCGATAGTCCCACGTTTAGACGCGCCGACCGTCGGCGTATCACAGCAGCCAGTAACGCCAGTCCGCGCACCAGATATGCCGGATGTCGCTGGTTCACAGCTTCAGCAAGGTTCGCAAGCCTTCATGCGTGCCGGTGATGTGGCTGGGCGTATTGCTATCGACATGCAAACAGAAGCGAACCAGCTTCGCGTTGACGACGCCGTGAATCAGGCCAAAGAAGCCGCAATGCGCATGACGTATGACAAACAGGCTGGCTTTATGAGTCAGACCGGTCTGGCGGCATTGCAACGATCCAGCGGAAAGCCTTTGGCAGACGAATACAGTGACAACCTGCGTGATCAGCTTTCGCAGATCAGTGACGGGCTTGGTAATGATCAGCAGAAAATGCTGTTCAATATGCGGTCAAACGATCTGCTGACATCGTTCCGCACGCAAGCGATTCAGCATGAAGCTTCGCAATTCAAGGAATACGCGCTGTCTGTGCGCGAAGGTACGATCCGCAACAGCATGAATTCTATCGGGTTGAACTACAACAATCCGGAAATGATCAATCAGTCGATTGCGTCAATCAAGGCTGCCGTGTACAGCCAAGCGCAGATTCTGGGTAAGTCGGCAGAATGGACTGAAGCACAGACACGCAAGTTCACATCCGATGCGCACAAGCTGGCGCTGTCCTCTGCGCTGGAAAAGAACGATCTCGGTTATGCGCAGCAGTACCTGAAAGTCTATGCCAAAGACATGGACGCGGAAGACATTTTGCGCATTCAAGGTATGGTGACGAAAGAAATTGATCAGCGAATCGCTGTGACAACGGCGTCTGTGGCTATGCAGAAAGCTGCACCGCAAATATCAACGAACGACGCTGACCGGGCGTTCAACATTCTGATCGGCGCTGAAAGTCGTGGGCAGCAACTGGACAAAACCGGCGCACCGTTGACCAGTAAAGCCGGTGCTGTCGGTATCGCTCAGGTCATGCCGGAAACTGGTAAGACAATGGCTGCGGCGATTGGCGTTAAGTGGGACGAAGAAAAGTTTAAGACTGACCCGGAATATAATCGCGCACTTGGTAAAGCATATTTTCAGCGCCAGCTGCAGGACTTTGGCGGCAATCTGGCGCAAGCCTATGCCGCATATAACGCCGGTCCGAAGTGGGTCAAGGAAGCCGTTGATCGTGCTGCCGCGGCAAAGCCCGGTACACAGGAAGCTGACTGGTTCTGGCAGCTGAACAACGACAAGCGCACTGCTGAAAACCGTGCCGAAACGCAGAAGTACGTCACCGGCAATCTTGCAGCATACGCGAACGGATCGGGTCAATACCAACGCCCTACGCTGCAGGACATCCACAACAACGTTCGTGTCATGCTGGGTGCTGATGCGCCACCCAACCGCGTCCGTGCTGCGCTGGACGAAGCGTCGCGCCAGTATGAAGACATGCTGAAAGGTATTAAGCAGCGCGAAGACGAAGGTGTTGCGAACGCTATGCGTGCGATAATGCAGAACGGTGGTCGCTTCTCTGACTTGCCGATCAATGTCCGAAACGCTATTCCACCAAAGGAAGTGGATAACGTGATGAACTTCGCCAGCCGGATTGCGAAAGGTGACGACGTTACGAATATGGCGCTTTATCAGAAACTGGCGACGGATCAGAAATTCCTTCGCAATCTTTCTGACAATGAGTTCTTCCGTCTGCGTTCAGAACTGAGCGAATCGGATTTCAAAAAGTTCGCTGATGAACG